ATTTAACGAGCGTTATACCTACGTTCATCGATCTCGCAGAGGCGCAGATTAACCGTGATGTTCGGCACTGGCAGATGGAGAACCGGGCGACAACGACCTTTGATGGGCGTTACGCAACCAGACCCTCCGACTGGATTATGACCCAGAGAATGCACTTGAGCACCGGCAGCACCACCGCAATGACTTTAATCAGTCAGCAAGCGATGGCCGAAAAGCGTATGGCCGCAAATAATGCATCTGGAAAGCCGTTGTTCTACTCACACAGTGAGTCTCAGTTTGAACTGTATCCAACGCCAGATGCGTCCTATACCGCCGAGGTTCTGTACTACCAGAAGATACCCGCACTGACCGACAGCAACACCAGCAACTGGCTACTGAGCTACGCGCCTGATGTCTATCTGTACGGCGCACTGATCCACTCAGCGCCTTATCTATCAGAGGACGGCAGGACGACCGTCTGGGCATCAATGTACCAGGCAGCCGTTGATCAATTAAACCTACAGTCTGAGACTTCTAAAACGTCCGGGGCTGGACTTAAATTACGAGTAAGAGGACTAGGATGAGCTTTTCAAACTATTTAGAGACAGAGATACTGGACCATGTATTTGGTGGCGCTGCGTACACTGCGCCGTCAACGCTGTATGTGGCACTTTACACGGCCACGCCTAATGACGCTGGCGGTGGCACTGAGTTAAGTGGATCGGGCTACACGCGCAGGACTGCTTCCTTTTCAACCTCTGGGGCCACTACGTCTAACAGCGGCGCTGTTGAGTACCCAACGGCAACAGGGAGCTGGGGCACGATCACGCACATTGGCGTATTTGACGCGGCCACCTCTGGCAACCTGATGGCGTATGGCGCACTAAGCTCAAGCAAGGCTGTTGATACGGGCGATGTCTTTCGCATACCCGCTGGCGATCTTGATATTACGTTGAACTAATATGCTGTACAGCGCAGGTAACTACGGGTACGGAGATTATGCCGTTCACTCGATGCGCTACGGTGAATACAAGTACGGCTTTGCAACCTATACTGGGACCACGCTAACTAACGCCCAGGCAACAGTGACGGCTAGTGTTGCGTCCTCTGCAACAGGGCAGCGCCTACGCAGTTCTGGTCTTGAGATTACGGCAGTATCTGCGTTTGCCTCAATAGGCCAGCGTATTCACCTAGCGGCGCTAGAGCAGGCCAGTCATCCGTCTTTGTATGGTGGCTACGTTTACGGGGCTGTTGACTACAGCGCACCAAGAATTACTCATCCGATCACCGCAATCGCGTCAACGGTTGCATCGGGTCAAAACATTTTCCAGAGGTCTGCGGCACTCAGTGCGGCGGCATCATCGGCAATATCAGGCAACATTACAGCAGCAAGCGGCGCATCATTCTCCGCAGTGGCATCCATTGTGGGTGCTGGGCAGCTAACGGTTGTCGGGGTGGGTCAGGTGACCGCTGATAGCAGCGCGCTATTCTCTGGAAACATTACGGCTGCCGGGGCAACAACGATGCCTGGTGCCGCAACCTTAAACATTGTCGGCACCATACTTTGGGAAGACAACGCACTTAGCTCGGCAAACTATGTCGATATCAATCTGGCATCGAATACTTATTCTGATGCCAATCTAACAAATAATTCTTGGGAGGCCGCTTAAATGGCTGATACAACTACAACGACTTACGCACTTGTAAAGCCAGAGGTCGGCGCGTCCGCTGGCACTTGGGGAGCCAAGTTAAACACTAACCTAGATAACATCGACAACTTGCTCGACGGTACAACTGCCGTAGCAAATATGGACCTAAACACTCCAGACATCGATAACGGAACAATTGATGGATCAGCTATCAACAGCGCAATCATTGGTGGCACAACTGCTGCTGCGATTACAGGCACTGTTGTGGTGGCTAACACCTCTGTCAATATCGCTGGTGATGGCGCAACCGTTACCGGGATAAAAGACGAAGACGATATGTCGTCTAACTCTGCGGTCAAGCTGGCAACCCAGCAGTCTATCAAAGCCTATGTTGATACAGCGGTCACTGGGGTTAAGAAGGTCGGTCTTGAGACTATTTATGTCCCGGCAGCGGCCATGTACCCAGAGACAACAAACGGTGCCTCTGATCTAGAGCAGGTTGAATTGTCTAATGGCCCAGAACTCAAGTGTTTGGACTTTGCGGCAGCGGCAGATGACTTTGCTCAGTTTCAGGTTATATTTCCTAAAAGCTGGAACGAGGGTACTGTTACTTTTCAAGCCTTCTTTACTGTTACAGGAACAAACACTGGTACGGTAGCGTGGGGATTAGCTGGTCGTTCTTTTGCAGACAGCGCAGACCTAAACACAGCCTTTGGAACTCAAGTGGTGGCAACAGCTAAAGCTCACTCTGGAACGTCTAACGACATAGATGTTGCGGCAGTAAGTGGCGCAGTAACTATTGCTGGAGCGGCAGCAGATACGCTGACTATCTTTCAGATTGCTAGAGATGTTTCGGCAGACAATCAATCGGGCGCTGCGCGTTTGTTAGGCATCAAGCTGTTCTTTACCACTGACGCTGCGAATGACGCATAAGGAGTAACTAATGAGTGGATTTGGTTATAACGTAAGTGGCTTTGGTTCTTTCCCGTCTAGAGGTCTGCCTCCCTACGAAATTGAGTTAATTGTAGTAGGCGCTGGCGGTGGCGGCGGTGGAAATGGCGGTGGCGGCGGGGGGGCTGGCACTTATAGAGAGCTAACGGTTTCCGCTGTTCCAACAGGGCTAACATGGACGGCGCAAATCGGTGGTGGTGGTGCTGGAAATACTACTTCTGGTACGGCAGGCGGTTATACGCAATTTTCTGGTTCAGGTTTAACAACAGTGAAATCGATGGGTGGGGGGCAAGGCGTTGGCGGGGCGCCCGGTAGCGGTAGCGGTGGCACTGGCGGCTCTGGCGGTGGCGGTTCACGATACCGTCAATTGAATGGTGGGGCCGCGTCAACGTCTAACGGGACTGGTGGTACTGCGTATGCGAATGCTGGGTCGCCTGCAACCGGCGGGCAATTTCAATATTGGGTTTGTATGGGCGGTCACGGTGGCGGTAGTCAGAGTGCCGGGTCTGTTGGTGGAGGCAACTACGACTATGGTAGTAACTCAGTAGGCATTGCAGGCTGGTCTAATGGTGCTGGGGGTGGAAAAACTTTCGGGTCGTCGCAAGTGGCGGCTGGCGGGTCTTCTGCTAACTTTGGCACAAATAATTATTATGGTTTAGGCCCCGAAGGCGGTGGATTTGGTAGAGGTGTGGGCGCTTGGTGGAATAATACAAGTACCTCCTACGGTGCGGCTAGAGCTAGTCCTGTTATTAATCAATCCGCTACAGCGGCCCTTGCTAATTCGGGTTCTGGTGGAGGTGCTGGGCATCCTCACACTTCGCCCGGCAATTCCGGATCGGCAGGCGGTTCTGGTGTTGTAATATTGCGTTACTTAGGCGAACAAAGAGCAACGGGCGGGACAGTGTCTTCTGCGGGTGGCTACACATACCATCAAATAACGTCTTCAGGGAACTTTATAACATGAGTCATTTTGCAAAAGTAGTAGACGGAACGGTGGAGCTAGTCATCACTGCCGAACAAGATTTTGTTGATGGTCTTGATGGCACATGGGTGCAGACTTCTTTTAACACATGGGGAGGGATTCATTACGGTTACAGAGAAGTGTCTAATGTGCGATTAGATAAAGACCTGAACGAAACTGTCGTAAATGTTCCCCAACCTGTTGCAGATGGCGGTGTTGCGCTACGCAAAAATTATGCTGGTGTAGGCGACACATACGACTCGACACGCGATGCCTTCTACGCACCACAGCCCTACGCAAGCTGGACGCTAAACGATGACACCTGCATTTGGGAGGCTCCAACAGCAAAACCGGAGGACGGTAAGATTTACAACTGGGATGAATCAACAACTTCATGGGTAGAGGCCGAGTAAATGATTGCTGAAATTTCACTGCTTGTCAGTGGCATTAAAGCGGTCAACGATACGATTGCCACCTTTAAAGAAGGTAAAGACAACCTGGATGGCCTTGCTGGTGTATTTGGAAGGCTGTCAGATTCCAAAACCGCTATTGAAAAGATTGACCAGCAAGTAAGCCAGGGCGACCACGTTCTGACTCAAGAGGAGGCATTGAAACTTGCCTACTGCCGGGAAGAGGTTAGGAAGCAAGAAAGGGCTTTAAAGCGCGCTACGCCTCCTACGGTTTGGCGCGACATGCTGCACTTAAAATCTAAAAGTGAGCAAGACGCAAAGCACAAAATTCGCGCACAGCAAAAGGCTGTCGCCAAAAAAACACAGATGATTCGATCACTTGCCGAGGGAATAGCTTTTTGGGCTGTCCTTGTTGCGCTTGCAGTTTCCGTTATTTATTACACTGGCATATATGGCTAACTTTGACCCTGCTGACCCGGACGATTGGAAGGGGCTTGGTCTGGTAGTTTTTATAGGTTTTGCAGTGTACGCCACTAGATTGTATTTCGGCCCGACCTAGGGCGATCAAAGGAAAAAAATATGGCTCTTGTTGCCCTTGATGTTCCAGCCGGTATTTATAACCACGGTACAGAATTAGACTCGGCTGGCCGATGGATTGATGGAAATTTTATTCGCTGGCAAAACGGCTCAGTGCGCCCTATTGGCGGCTGGACGACCCGAAAGGCATCTGCCACAGCATCAGTCCCTAGAGGCTCTGTCGCGTGGATTGACCACAGCGATGACGCACACTTGGCTACTGGCACTTATAACAAGCTGTATGGCATTAACCAAGGCTCTGTTGTTGCCGACATAACGCCTGCTGGGCTTACTTCGGGCACGGTTGATGCGGTAGTTAATATTGGTTTTGGTGGCGGCACTTACGGCCTTAACACATGGGGTACAACCAGAGAAAGTACAGGTGTGCCAGAGCACGTTACGACTTGGTCGCTAGATAACTTCGGCCAGTATTTAATCGCCTGCTCGTCCTCGGACGGCAAAATATACCAATGGCAGCTTAATACGGGCAGTGCGGCGACTGCGCTAACGAATGCGCCTGTAAACAACAAGGCCATGATGGTCACCGATGAACGATTTATCTTTGCATTGGCAACAGCGGGTAACCCGCAGAAGATTGCCTGGTGCGACAGAGAGAACAACACTACATGGGCACCGGCCACGACCAATCAGGCAGGTGACATTGAGCTACAGACCACTGGCGAGATCATGTGCGGTGTGCGGGTGAAGGGGTCGGCGTTAATACTGACTACCCTCGATGCACACTCTGCAACTTACGCTGGCCCTCCCTTTGTCTACTCGTTTAACCGGGTGGGTACTGCCTGCGGCATCATTTCACGCCAATCCGCGATAGCCGTTGATGACGGCGCGTTCTGGATGGGTACGGCTGGGTTCTTCCAGTACAACGGCGCTAGTGTTCAAGAGATGAGCTGCGATGTGCTCGACCATGTTTTTACCGACATCAACGAGTCGCAGCGATCTAAAGCCTGCGCGATCCATAATTCGCAATTTGGCGAGGTCTGGTGGTTTTATCCGTCCGCATCGAGCAATGAAAATGATCGCTATGTAGTCTATGACTATAAAGAAGGCCATTGGAATATCGGTGAGCTATCGCGCACCACGGGCGTTGACTCTGGTTCGTTCAGATCACCGCTATGGTTTGATGCCAGCGGCAACCTTTATAACCATGAGTTTGGCTACAACCACTCGTCAGCGCCTTACCTTGAGTCTGGCCCAATCACACTAGGGTCAGGCCAGAACATTGTTCGGGTCAATGAGATTATTCCCGACGAGGGCACTCAGGGTCAGGTGTCGCTTACATTTAAAACGCGCTTCTACCCGAATGGCACGGAGACAAGTCACGGACCCTTTACGTTAGCAAATCCTACGGGCGCAAGGTTCCAAGGTCGTCAGGTCAGAATGCTTATTAATGGCTCTGAGGTGAATAACTGGCGAGCAGGCAAGATGCGACTAAATGTTGTTGAGGGTGGCAGACGTTGAGTTTTCAGCTACCCCAGCCCATTGGTCCACATTGGAATATGTGGGCAAAGCGCCTGGTCGATATATTGTCGGCGACTCGATCCCAGTTATCGTATTTTGTCACCGGAGACTCGGCAGCCAATGACGGTATATTGCTGTATGACGCGGCTGGTTACCCGGTTGTTTCTAAGGCAAGCGCATTTAAGCAAATTCTAGTGGGAGGTGGCTGCGGCCAGTTTTATGCAACAGCAACGCAGACTCCAAGCCAGGCGAATACAGGTTATGCGATCCCATTTAACGCTGCGGCAGCGACTGACGGTTTGGCGATCAATGGCTCGGACGCAACCAAGATTGATGTCACCGATGCAGGGCTGCTCGAAGTCAGTATTACAGCCCAAGCAACCGCCTCTAGCACTTACAGCGGATACCTGTGGATTAACGTCAACGGAACCGATGGTTACGCTGTAAAAAAGGCCGTTAATGGCGACGACACAATCACCCTTACAGCCCTTGTAGCGGTAGGCGCTAGTCAGTATCTAAAAGTGTTCTATGCGGCCTCAAACACGGGCTTAACGCTGCCTAACACGGCGGCATCATCACCCATCCCGGCAATCCCTGCGGTGCAGGTTTCAATCAGCAGAATCAAGCAATAAATGGACCTTAATTCGGAGCTAAATCGGTGTAGACCGTGGATAGAGGCTGCCTTGGAATATTCCGGTGGTACGCACTATTTTGAGGACATTGTTGAAGGGATTGTGTCCGGCAAGATGCAGTTTTGGCCTGCGGTTAAAGGGTGCGCGGTAACAGAAATTATTGTCTTTCCAAGAAAGAAGGTGTTTCACATCTTTTTAGCGGGAGGCGAGAAGAATCAAATAGTCGATATGGATGAGTCAGCGGTGCAGTTTGCTAAAGCACAGGGCTGCACAAGCATGACGATAGCCGGGCGAAGAGGCTGGGCTAAAGTTTTAAAAGCTAAACAGTGGACAGAAGCGTTCACCACACTTACGAAGGTAATTTAATATGTCAGGTGGAAAAGGCGGAAGCCAATCATCACAAGTCGAGATTCCAGCTTATCTGGAGAACGCATCTAAAAAGAGTCTGAACCGAGCGGAGCAGGTCCAAGATATTGGCTATATGCCGTATATGGGGCCAGACGTTGCGGCGTTTACGCAGCCACAGCAGCAGGCCATGCAAGCTAATCTTGATGCAGGCGCGGCCTTTGGTTTAGTTGACCCAGGTATGTCAGCAATGGACGGTATGCCACAAGCGCAAGACTTTGGTGGCGTTCAAGGGCACTCGTCTTTCCCGATGTATCAAATGGCGGTTGATGACCTAAAAGCATCACGCCCCGGTCAGGTTGCGGCTTACGACAAAATGTATGTTGACCCAGTGACAGGCGAGGGTGGGCATAACAGTGCGCCTCAAAATCCACAGTTCCCAGGCGGCTTGATGCCCGGCGGTCCTACCAGCCCCTACGTTCAGGGCCACAGTTCCGATATTGGCTCGCACCTTGCGCAGAATGATCCGTTTGGCGACACTCCCCAGACTGGCGTTAACTTTAGCCCTCGCGCTGGACAGAGCAATCCGAACGATATTAATCCGTATGACTATGGCTCATATGACCAAATGTTTCCTGACGACATGATCGTGCGTGACCAACTTAACAATCAGCAGTTAGCAGGCAACACGTTTAATCAAGGCAACTTTAACCAAGGCCTTGATATGACTAGCGCACAGCTTTTAGGGAGAAAATTCGATGAGTAATGGCGGCGCTCAAGGCGTAATGAAAACCCAGAACCCTATGATTACGGGTGGCTTTACTCCGGGCACAGGTACGTTTGGCCCAAGTCTGCCAACTAATACTTTTAATCCTGGCGGGACTAATGTCCAAAGAACAGGCCAGTTAGGTTTTGATGGCGGCGGCAACTATGTCGGCATGCCGTCTGACTTGAGTGGCAATCAGAATCAAGGCCCGATGACGCAGGTGCCTCGCGGTGGTTTTGGAGAGCTCGGCAGACAAGGTATTCCGCTTATTCCCCCCGGTGGCTTTCCTTCTCCCGGCGGCCCATCGACACAGCGTCAAGGTCAGCAACAAATCGATTCCTTCATGCAGTCGCCTGATTATCAGGCTCTGCTAACACGCAGACAAAATTCGCAAGGGCAAGACCAAGACGCTAATCAAGCTTTGGCTCAGATGCAGCAAAAGTTTAACAATGGAAACCAAGACCCCATTGGAAACCAAGGCCCCCTTGGCTTTCCCCCTCCCGGCGGTCCATCGACCCCAGGGCAGCCCCCGATGACTGGCGAGACTACTCCGGCGCAACCGGGCGCTCGCGCACCAAACATTAACCAGACAGCGGCAACAGGCATTAATGATTCTATTGCTGGCGCTCGCCGCGAGATGAACTACCAGCCTGGCTATATTTCGCCACAGCAGTCTCGCACATCGACAAGTTATGGTCAGGGTTATCAAGCCGCTGGCGCAAACGGTCAAGGTTACCAAGCAAATACAAATATGGGTCAAGGCTACCAAGCAGCCGGAGCTAACGGTCAAGGCTACCAAGCCGCTGGACAGACAGCGCAGGGCTTTGATGCGGCAGGCGTAGATTCTCAAGGTTACAATGCAACTAATGCAGGCTCGCAGGGCTATGGTGCAGAGCGCATTGCATCAACCCCAACAGTCGGCGCAAATAACGTGCAGTCGGGGCTTCTTGCAAACCAAGACCTTAGTAGCTACATGAATCAATACGATAACGCGGTTGTCGATAACACGTTGTCCGACCTAGACCGTGCTCGGCAAATACAAGGCCAGACTATTGGTGCTAACGCAACAGCCGCAGGAGCATTTGGCGGCTCTCGTCACGCATTAAGGGAAGCCGAAAATAACCGCAACTTCTATGAGCAGGCTGCTGATACATCGGCGCAATTGCGCCAGTCTGGGTTTAACAATGCTCAACAAATGGGCCTTACCGACATCGGCAACACCATGCAGGCTAATCTTGCCAACCAAGGCGCTAACCTGCAAGCAGGTAGCCTTACAGCTAACTTGTCTCAACAAGCTAATATGGCAAATCAGGCGGCTGGTAACCAGGCAAGTCAGTATGGCGCACAAGCGGCTAACACTGCGGCATTGACTAATGCAGCAGCGGCTAATCAGGCCTCGCAGTTCGGAGCAGCAGCGGCTAATCAGGCGGCAGGGCAGGCCTCGCAACAGCAGCAGCAGGCGGCTATGTTTGGCGCTCAAGCCTCTAACGCAGCAAGCTCTGCCAATCAGCAGGCGCTCAATCAGGCTCGTCAGTTTGGTGCCCAAGCGGGTAACACGGCAGACCTTGCTAACCAGCAGGCATTGAATCAAGCGGGTCAGTTTGGCGCACAAGCTCTAAACACCTCTGGACTTGCTAATCAGGCCTCGATTAATCAGGCGCAGCAGTTTGGTGCCCAGGCAGGCAACACAGCTAACCTCGCCAATCAGTCATCTTTAAATCAAGCTCGACAGTTTGGATCGCAGGCCCGTAACACGTCTAGCCTTGCTAACGCCCAGGCTCGCAACAACATGGGTCAGTTCAACGCACAGCAGCGTCAGGCGGCTCAAATGGCTAACCAGAACGCAGGTTTAGCCGGGTCACAGCAGCGCCTAAATGCAGGCAACCAGCTAGGTAACTTGAGTAACTTAGGCTTTGGAATGGGTCAAACGGTGAATCAGAATATGGCACAAGACGGAGCCATGAAACAGGGTCTTAACCAGCTACTGATCGACGCAGCGCGCAACCAGTTTAATCAATACACCAATCAGCCTTACAAGGACACAGGTCTGATTTCGGCGGCATTGGGTCAGGCACCAGTTCCGCAGACGACAACGACATCAAAGACCCCTGGTCTGTTTGATTATCTAACTCTCGGCGCGTCAATGTCTGATATGCGCCTCAAGACCAATATTAATCAGGTAGGCAACCTGCCTAACGGCCTTGGTATCTACACCTGGGATTGGACAGAAGACGCTGTTAACAAAGGCCTGGCGAATGATATGCACATTGGTGTGCTCGCACAGGAAGTGGCAGAAGTTATGCCAGAGGCTGTCGTACATACCCCATCTGGCTACATGGCCGTTAAGTATGGCGAACTTTTAAAGGAAT